TTGCTTGCATGTCATCAAGCTCATGAGTCTCTTTGTGTGCCTGAACATAAGGCCATGTATGTCTTCGTAATGTGGCCACTTCTTCCTCAAGCTGTCTAATTCTTGGCAAAAGTACCCGTGTTATGAGTACCCTCGTTTCCATTGATATAAAAATGTCTCACATCTTTAAGATATGCTAAGATATGCCGCTCTAAACCACGAACTACCAAAAGTTATCAGGGATGTGTATAGGTCTGGATCCAATGTAATTCTGGATTATGCCCGCGAAAACTGTAAAATACACGAAGCACACCATGTCGGTGAAGTAAATATGTCGGCCATGGAAGCTGTTCCAGGGTCAATGTTTGCCCTAAAGATGACATCATTTGCTTCAAGGGAATCACCTCATTTCGCGGCAGCGCATATCAAAAAAGTTATTCAGCGCGCGATAAAGAATAAATGTCAGGTTTGTATTGACGCTGAAGATGTATTGTACCCCAAAGAAACTTATGATATGATGATACAATTTAATCAATATGAACCCCATGTTTTCAAAACATATCAAATGTATCGTATCACAGCTCTAAAAGAACTTGAATTAGATCTTCGTGCGGCGGAAAGACACAATATACAACTTGGAGTCAAACTGGTTCGTGGCGCGTATTTGGGGAAGCAAGACGGTCTCCTCCCTAACAAAGTGGCTGTAGACAAATCATTTAGGGAGGGTCTTAATATGAGTTTGGGTGCTCGTGAAAATGTACACACACTTTTGGCGACACATAACTCGGAAGATATTAAGTTTGCGCGGAGTTGTCCCCACGACAGATACAAAGTGGCACAACTTTTGGGTATGGGTGAAGACTTCCCAGATTACCGTTATGTGCCATTTGGTTCCTTAAGTGAACTTGCGCCCTACTTATTTAGAAGATTTGTAGAGAGACTTAAATGGTCTTAAAAATATCTTCAGAAAGATATTTAATGGTGAAGACCCTCAAGAGATTTGGGTATTGGAGTCCACCTCCATCGGGACCACTTCGTCGCAGGTACAAGATAGTTGCCGCTTCCAGAAGTGAAGAAATCAATTATGAAACAAAGAAGGCCGAAATTACCCGCATTGCTCTTCAACACATGTATGAAGCACCTTCATTGAGAGAACCAAAGCAAATCACCACAAGACAGATGCGCCTCAAAATGATTCTTCACGAAGCCCTTGATTTGGCGCATTCAATCTGCGAACACCAAGATGCTCAGGAATGTTTGTGGGCATGGGAAATGGTTGACGAAATTGACGATGCTGCCACAAGGGCCGGTGTTCGCTACCATTAATTTCCCAGTCTATATTAAATGGAGTACGACAAACTCAAGGAAAAGGTAAAAAAGATGGGTCTCCGCGTCACCAAAGATGTCAAGGGGAAGCGTGTAAAACTTACAAAGAAAGAGCTTGAATCAAAGTTGAAGAAAAACAAGAATGAGCCAAGCTTGGAAAATCAAGCGAAGAGTGCTAAAAAGTTTATTAAGGTGTGTAAAATGGTTCTTAGGGAGGCTGAACCTGCACAACCAAGAGCGCCACGACAAGCTGTCCGTGTGTCACCAAGAAGGATGGCACCACCTCCACCTCCACTCCCAATGCGCGCTCCTCCAAAGAACGCACGCGCCGCTCTTATGGCTGATCTCAGGGCTAACCTCAAGAGGCGTGGTCTTGCCGATAATTAAGCTTTGTAGAATTTTAAACTTTTAATAGGGGTAGAAAGGCATTGCATATTTTGAGGCCCGCTATATGTCATTTTTACGCCAGTGAGCCCATTCTTATCATATGTGTCTACTTTATATCCACTTGTGATAATGAATGATTTAAAACCACCATCCATATCAATTGTAGCTTCATCTTCCGTAGTCTTTGGAAGTGATTCATCTATCACTTGAAGTACACCATCTTCCTTATAATCACATTCATAGAACATATGAAGTCCTGGTGTTTTTGCGAAGGTTTTCTGTCTTTGTATAGCAGCTTCCTCCAACTGTGATTTTTTCATTTCATTATATGCCAGGTATCCTCCACCAAGCATGGAAGATACACAGCATAATCCTAAAACGATTGCAGCCATTTAGTATTATCATATAAATTTAATTCCAAATCTTTTTGACATGAACCGTTGTACCTCTGGAATTGTTGGCTGACTCCAGAGATACCACCGCGACCAGAAACCCGCCCCACCAATACCAGATAGCTTCCAATCTTCCCTGTCACTCTTATCTATATTACGCATCATTCTGTGTATCATTGCCGGCTCGCGTTCAGCAACCACACGCTTGGGGATCTGCCCACCATGTCTCAAAACATACGAGCGCATACGCGAAGGATTCTTGTGTTTGGTGTAGTCGGAATACCCACTGGCACCAAAGTCAACAGTCCTGCCGTCACCGAGGATCGCCCTGAACTTCTTTTTACGATCAGGGCTACGAACGATTTTGACGTGCATTCTTACAATTTACTACTAATTTATTTTTGGCACATACTGCAGTAACCCTCCTTCTTCGCTTCTGGGAAGAAGAAGAGACGCTCATCACCACGCTTCACACGGTACAGGTGGTCATACATATGAAGGAGACCAATCGCGAGCATCGCGGTGGAGACAACGGCGCGGTTCATCTTACGCACAGACCACGCATAGTAGAGGATCATCGCGAGGATGGTCAATTGGACGAGGGTCAATTTTGGCATCACGAAGCGTTGTTCAACATCCTTGACTTCATCAGTGGGCTCTGGGGCATACATTTCCATTCGCTTGCCGTAACCTGGCATTTTTATTTTATGCTGAGAAATTAATGTGGCACCTCCTCTGGGTACCAGTGGTTCTTGTACTCCACGACTATCTCAAATCACCAATAGATAGATTGTACTTTCAAAATCCACTCAGGCCACTTGTTGGGATGCGAAACACCCTTGTTGATCTGATTTATCATAAGTTTGAATATCATGTATTAGACTACCCTAATCTTTGGTTTGTTAAGGCAAACTATAACAAGATCCTCTATGAATATGAGAAGGGTCTCGGAAACGCAAAGAAAAAGTACTTCCACAAACTTGATCCATGGTTTAAGAAAAACAACGGGTACTATTACTATGAAGTCAAAGACTTTCCAGAAGTTCAAAAGATTATTGATCAGATACCATGTGTAGATAAAGAGTCTGGAAAGTTCGCTGTGATTGAGGGTCCAATGACTATACCCGCACACCGCGCAGAGAGTAATCTTATGTTGAGGTATCATCTCACCATTAAAGGTGGCAAACACTGTGTACTTTACACATCAAATGGTGGTCATTTACACGAACCTGGGAAAGATTTTTTATTCGACCATTCGCGATTCCATGGCCTTATGAAACGCAGTTTGGAGAAAAGAGTGACCCTCATCCTTGATGTCCATAGATTTTAAGTGTCTGCGACACACAGCCTTATACATATCATTACCACCAACCAGTTCAAGATCATCATTTTGAACAATCCTCTTTGTGAATGGACCAGGTGTTCCATTTTTACAATCCATACAGAGAGCTGAAAGCTTTGTGACATCACTCGCTAATGGAATACAATCAATGACTTCTCCAAACTTTCGTTGCTTGTAGTCCCCGTCAAGACCAGCTATGATCACCGATTTATTGAGAAAGAGACACATTTCCACAAATTCTTTGAGGTTTGTGAAGAATTGGGCTTCATCAATCGCCACAATGTCCGCGTTACAAAAAGATTCTTTGATGATACAGTGTGATATATGATCAACCTTGAGACACGGAAATTGAACACCATCGTGGGTATTGATGACCTCCTCAGGAGACCTGGTATCCTTTGAAGAATTGATGACAACAACTTTCTTGTTGAGAACTTTGTAACGCTTAAGTCTTCGTATAAGTTCAGAAGTTTTACCAGAAAACATATTTCCCATAATAATTGTCAGACCCATCTCACCTTTCTGTAAAATAATCTCATATTTTTATAATGGTTGATATCCAGAGGTGTTATTACAATGGACACAAGGGGTGGGTATCGGCAAAGTCAGGAAGAGTGCGTTTCGGCAACAAGATTTTCCCCAACATTCTTGCTGCCGTCAAGTACCTGGGTCAGTCATAATTTTAAACATTACAATACCTGATACTAAACTTATAATAGTAAACCCAAAACAAAAATTACAAATTTTGTTTTTAAAAATTTCATCTGGTTCTACAGGATCTTCTGTACCCCAACCCATTGAAATAAATCTACATAATAATTAAGATGCCCCTGACAGATCAGGAGATTGCTAAGAAAGTTCGCGAGTTGCGTAGAACTGAGGGTAAAATCTATGCTCCCCTAAAATACTTTCGGGGTCTCAGAACCCTAAAGGCTGTGGAGACTCGCTACAAAAAGATGCTCAAGAAGGACTACAAAGATTTCAAAACTGATGAAGGTGTGAAGACCCGCACCTCTTCATACACCCAAAAGTTTAGAAAGAAGTATGGATCGGAAGTGAAGTCGCTCCCAGAGATCGCAAAGGCTACGAAGATACCCCTCAAGACTCTTCAAACTATCTACAATAGAGGCCTCGCCGCATGGAGAACTGGGCATCGTCCAGGAGCTTCTCCACAAGCATGGGGATATGCCCGCGTCCATAGTTTTGTAATGAAGGGTAAGACATATTACACGGCGGATAAAGATTTGCGTAAATAAGTATGTATGACTTCAAGGATTTCTTGGAATGAGTACTTCATGAAGACTGCGGAACTCGCTTCGGTCCGATCTCCATGTGATAGGCTCAATGTGGGTTGTGTCCTCGTAAAGAACAATCGGCTCATAAGTATGGGCTATAATGGTTTCCTTGGTGGTTCTAAGCATACATCAATTGTGAGGGATGGACACGAACAAGCCACGATTCACGCAGAAATCAATGCGGTCACCGACGCAGCCAAACGGGGTGTCTCCATAGATGGCACCGAAGCCTATATTACACACTATCCATGTCTAAATTGTTTCAAGGCTCTCGCGAGTAGTGGAGTTAAGAAGATTTACTACAAAAATGATTACAAAAACAACCCACTTGTAGAAGAATTGGGGTACGAGATACCCATCATTAAATCACACACCTAAGTCACCCGACCCACCCCAAAAAGTCACACAACTCTCAACTATGAACTCTCAATCTATTGCCACCTACATTGCCAACCTTGAAAAGGAAAACGCCGATCTCAAGAAGCGCCTTCAACAATGTGAAGAAGAAAAAGCCCTTCTTGAGTACGAAACTATGCTCCAATATGCTGAAGTGAGTGATGAGGAATCTGTTGCCTCTGACTCGGAGTCAGACTCAGACTCAGATGATAACTATTTTGTCTGCTACAATTTGCCCCTCACGGAAGCTTTTGATGACCTCGCAGCAGAGGAAGAAAATGAATTCAAGAAATCTGTGTATGAAAAGGCCGCCAACATCATCTATCATCTTGATTTCAAGGTAACCCATGGTGAGCAACTTTCCCATTTATATGGGATTGGTAAGAGTATCGTCAGAAAAGTAAATGAATTTCTTGAAACTGGTGAAATTAAGAGGTTCAAGACATTCACTACAAATGAAAATATTGCGGATCAATTGGCGTTACTCGCAGATGTAGAGGAAAACACTCACAAAAGCGAAGCTTACAAAAAGGCTTCCAAGATTATCCGCAAACTCCAATTTGAAGTAACAAATGGTACTGAGATTTCTGAAGGACCTCTCAAGGTTCCGGGTATTGGTAAAGGTATCGCTAAGAAGATTGACGAGTATATGGCAACTGGCACAATTCGGAAGCTTTCATGTGACGAGAACTTGGGTCGTCTCAACCTCGGTCCTCGGCGCGTTGTTAACTAAAGAGAAGCTTAATAAAATCTGAGCACATATTACATTAGATGATTTGGGTAGTATTCCTGCTTTCACTTGCGGTGAATGTGTTAGTTGGATACTATATCTCCGCACAAAAAGGGAATGGTACAGGTGGTCCAATCTATGATTTAGGGTTTCATCTTCTCCCAAATTGGGAGAAATACGAACATCTCCCAGATTACCTACTTGCCGTACCCATCCTCTTCCTCCTTTACGCATGGCCCTTATGGTCATCCAAAAAGAAGAATGATTATCTTCTACTCATGACTCTCATGTACTTTGCAAGAGCAGTGTGTAACGCAGTGACTGTAATGCCTTACACAAAGCAAGAGCCTTGCAAGCTTAAACCAAGATTTGCATTTTGTAATGATTATACATTTTCGGGTCACACAACCCTCAATGTCGTAACTTCAAACTTTGTGGGTGCCCCTCTCTGGCCCATGTGGCCCGCGATTTCATCGGTCGTATCCGTCCTCACTCGGGATCACTACAGCCTTGATATCGTCCTCGCTTGGATCCTCTTCTTCGCTCTCAAGTGTAATGTCGTCCGATGATAAAAGCATCTTTCGGACCTCTTCGTATACAACTGTGAGGAGGGCAACCTTGTAGGCGAGAAATCCCATGAGTGTCGCACCATAGTCAAAATCAAAAGCAAATGGAGCATTATTCCACATAGTTTCAAAAATGGCGGTACCCACGGGGGCCAGTAGCTGTTTCTGAAATGGTGAAGATTTTTCAATGTTATCTACCCTTTGTGTCAGTAGTCCAATGTACGCGAGTGACGAAGCTACACCTAATGTAGCGGATACGCCCTCCTCTGCACCATGTGTAATGAAATAGACAGATGAAAGCGCTGTACCGTATCCCAAAGTTGTTCGGCGAATTTTGGTTTTGAGTTTTTCATAATCTGACTTTGGTGCATTTGCTCGCGCGACACAGTTGTGAACTTTCCAAACATTATTCATTATTCATATGTGGCATCAAACCTTTATAAAGATTACAAACCCAAGTAAAGTAGAAATGAGTCTCTGTGTTAAGAGACTTACACAAGATGCTATTATTCCAACTCGTGGTTCTGGGGGTGCTATTGGATACGATCTTTACAGCACTGATGAAGTTGTTATCCCTCCCACGCATCGTGCTTTGGTCGGGACAAGTGTAGCCATTCTTATGCCAAATGGTGTGTATGGTCGTGTTGCACCACGATCCGGTCTCGCTGTGAAGCATGGTATTCAAGTTGGTGCGGGTGTTATTGATCCCGACTATACAGGTGAAGTCAAAGTCGTTCTCTTCAATCACGGAGACAAAGACTTTGAGGTAAAGAAAGGGGATCGCATCGCACAACTTGTCCTTGAGCGCTGTGAAACACCCGATGTGGAGGAAATTGGTGTTCTTGAAGAGACTGAGAGAGGTGCGGGTGGATTTGGTTCTACGGGTGCATAAATCATTTGAACTTGTCACAAAACCACATTGATTCTGGTGTTGGCATGAAGAGAATACCCTTTCGCATGGTCATGAAAAGTTTTGCATGCTCGACGTTTGGGTATGTCCATAAGAGCCATCGTTCCCAGTAATCTGCACGAAAATAGTCTTCCCAGTCTTCTTGGTCACTTTCATCAACCATAAGCATACCCCGCTGAATTTCGTGGGGATCCGTTTCAACGCGGAGTTTTTTGGGTATCACAGCACCATGTCTAAGAAGATGTGCTCGCATAAGACGAGGGTTTCCGTGGTCTGTGTAGTCTGGGGAACCTCTGGCTCCAAAATCAATAGCCCGCTTGTTTGGTAACATCACTCTGTACTTGTGGGTTACCGATGGACTGGGCTTGAAGACGACGTGCATATACTGTAACTTACTTTTTAGTTTTAATCTTTTTTAACACGATGAACTCAAGATCATTTTTCTTTACTTTTCCACGGGTCAGTGGATTTACAAATAAAGTCATGTTACCGTTCGCATTAATAGCACTTGTCATAGACATTCTTGCCATTTTACGGAAAGAGTTTGGTGTGAGGTACAATTTGTTAATACGCACAGCTTTTTCACCAGACTTGAAGTTGTTCGCGGAAATTGGATCCGTTGGAAGATTTTTCACATTCACATTCTTCCAATTGATTTTGTTTGTGTTCTTGTTTTCGTTAGCATTCTTTTTCATACGCTTTTCGTTCTTGATATAGTTTGACGCGTTTGGTCTCTTGTTCCCATTGTTCCCGAAATTGAGACGGCGCGCGAGGCCTGCGTTCACAAAAGACATACGCGCTCTTCGCATGCGCCTGAGGTTAGCTACACGGGATCTGATCTGACCCACATTGTTCTCATTTGTGTTTGAGTTTGTGTATGCGTAGTTTCGAACAAGACCTCTGGCACCGTTGTAGTTCTCTTCGTTATAGTTATTATTTGAGTTTGTGTTGATCCGAACTGCATTATTATCCGATGGATCTCGCATTCTTATGATTATTAAAGATTATAATTGTATTTTCTAAAATGGATAAATTCATTTTAGAAATTCCAAATGTATTTTCACCTGAGTTATGCCAAAACATCATAAACAAATTTGAAAATGATACCGAAAATAAAGTGAAAGGTGCCCTTGAAGCTGGGGATGGTCAGAAATATACAAATGATGATTGGAAATCTAGCACCGAACTGAATGTATCTATGTCATCTGGTTGGGAAACTGCTAATACTAAAATTAAATATTACATTAAAAATGCAATTAATAAGTATGTTGAACATATAAAAGATATTCTCAAAGATGCTGAGATAGACAAAGAGGGGGATATGGATTTTGTACTTGATAATACAATTTTCCCACTTTCCCTTACCGACTTTAGTATTCAAAAGATAAACAAGGGTAAACATTATAGATGGCATCAGGATTATATACCTCGTCACACGCGTGTGTTTACATGTTTTGTGTATTTAAATACACTTGAACTGGGTGAGGGGGGGACTACCGATTTTGTAAACGGAAGATCTATTAGACCTGAAGCTGGTAAAATGACTATATTTCCGTGTGCATGGCCATTTATACACACGGGTCGTTTAATTAAAGCTGACGCAAAGTATATACTTGTTACAAATGTATTGAGAAATTAAGATTAAAGGATACAGCATTGTTTTATTAAATGGATAATTTTGTTTATGAGATTGATAACGTTTTATCACCAGGTCTCTGTGTAAATATCATAGATAAGTTTGAGTTGGATGATTATAATAAAGGCGAAGGCAAGCTAGGATCTTTAAATTTTTTACGGGTTGATAATTTTTCAAAAGATAGCGAAGAAATATCAATACCAACTTCGTCTGGCTGGGAAAAGGCACATGAAAAAATAAAACACCATTTTTATAAAGCACTTGATAAATATATGGATCATATAAAAAAAATACTAAAAAATGCTGGTGTTGAAGAAGATGGTGATCTCGAATTTTTTATGGATAGCACATTCAATCCATTACAGGCTGTTGATTTTAACATACAAAAAATCACAAAAAATAAAAAATATCGCTGGCATCAGGATACAGAATATCATACCAAAAGACTTTTTACTGCTATTATATACTTAAATACACTTGGACCAGATGATGGTGGAAAAACCAGGTTTGTGAATGGTAGGGAAATAGAGCCAGTTGCAGGTAAAATGGTTATATTTCCGGCAACGTGGGATTGTGCACACTGTGGCCAGCTTGTAAAAGCTGATACAAAATATATAATTTCCGTGAATGTTTGTCGTTTTATTTAAAAAATACATTGTAAAAAGTGTATATGAAAACATATACGTCATATGATGGAATTGCTATTAAAGTTGGCGAAAATGCCAAGGAAAATGATGAACTTACAATGTCAAGTTATCCCAAAGAATGGTGGTTGCATGTCGATGGTGGTGCGGGTGCACATGTAATCATATGTTGTGAGCAGAATACAATCCCCAAGGAGACGAAGAGGGACGCCGCGATACTTGCAATTCATCACAGCAAAGTCGGAAATGTAAAGATGGTTAGGGTCAACCTTGTCCGTGTTGATCAAGTAATGAAATGTGATCGTATAAAAAATCACGGACAAGTCTATATCGATGGTGAGGTTATGCAATTGACTATATTTCCAAATAAAGATAAAAGTAGACTTGAAAGACTTCTTACTTAAAGTTTATACAATTAATTATTTCAGATATGGCAGATTATATATTAGAAATTGACGATGTCGTTAGCAAAGAGTTTTGTCAAGATGTTATTTCACGGTTTGAAAAGAACGATGGAAAAATAATAGGGGCAACGGTTGGTGGGATAAACGAAAAAATTAAAAAAAGTACAGATTTACCAATTTCTTCAGATGAAAATAAAAGTGAATGGCAAGATGTTATTGATACAGTTGGAGATCGTGTAGTTGATGCACTTACAGATTACCAAATGTATGTAGATAGCGAGGGTTTGGATAGATGCCGGTCTATACATAAAACGATAAATAATGCTTCAATTGGACTTCCTCAAATACAAAGAACGGATGTTAATGGATTTTATACATGGCACCACGACGGTTATTTAAACCGAACATTAACATATATACTTTACCTTAATGATATTGAAGAAGGTGTTGGTGGAACTACCGAATTCTTATGTGGAAAAACTATACAACCAAAAGCTGGTAAGATTGTATTATTTCCAGCAAATCTCGCATATATTCATCGAGGTACTAAATTGAAGAAGGGGTCTAAATATTTAGTTACAAATTTTGTATATGAAGGTCTACCAATTTTAGAACACCCATATCAACAAAAACAAGACGAATTGCAAGCAAAATTTCAAGAAGAATTGAATTCAAATAAACAAAGCTTGGCTACTATAAACGAAATTCCAGAACCAGAAAATAATGATATATAATCCAGTTGTTATTCGTGGGTGCGATTCAAAAATTGAGAAGGGTTTTGGGTTAAGCTCTAAGAGCCGCACGTCTCCGCATTTGATTCATCATTCTATTCACATGTCCTTGGCTAATTTTCTGAAGTTGCTCATAGCTCAAAGGTGTTCGTATTCCATTTTTGACGTATGTAGTTCTGAAACCATTTCTGTGAGCCATTCGACGCAAGTTCTTCAACTTGGTGAGTTTTTGAGAGTCTTGGACTCTCTTATTAACTTTTGATGTGACACGGTTATCTTCTTGGCGTTGTCTGGCCCTGTATCCATTCTTGGCGAGGCTCACACTGAGCTGTTCGAGGCGAACCATCTTTATTACATGTCTGGATTTTTTTCGAGTGCACGACTGACTGTGACTATGATAACTGGTATCAAGACTAAAATTACAATTACAGTTACTGTTACAAACATACCTTATAATAGACTGACATAAAGATATGACGCGCATCTAAGACAAAATGGCGCTCAAGAAAGAAGAAGTCACTTCCCGCGAAACTCCCGAAGCCATGGAAAAACGCATGTTTGAAGCCAAGCTCGCTGCTATGGAAAAGGCTATGAAAGGTGAAAAGGTTCGTTACAAGTCCAATCGAGACCCTGAGAGATTCTTGGATTTCTTGGAGTATCGATTGAAGATTTGGGAACAACTCAAGGATGAGAAGTTCTATGCGAAGCGAATGTATGAAAAGACGAAAGAGGTCATCGAGGGTCTCACTGCAGCGTAGAGTAGTGACCAGCAATGTAATATACATCCTTAAACCCCAATTCCTCTAATTTCTCTGCCGCAAATCTGG